ACCAACTCTCATACATTCACCTACTCTAGATAATGCTGACTCCATATCATCTTTATAACTTGTGCATGGTAAATTCAAATTAACTTCCTTTGATTTTTTTATTTGTGGATAAATCATAATGCCATTAAAAGACATTTGGGAAACAAACTCCATAAATACATATTGACAACTTGTTTTCCTTTCACTATCATTATAACCATGCAATCTCATCATTATTTTATGCAATACTCTAAATTTCTCTAATTCATTTTTATCATGATATATTATAACTAGTACATAATCATCTGAATGTTCCATGTGTTCAACATGTAGATTACTATCAGGATAAATTCTCTTCCATGTACTTATTGTGAAATTTGTACAACATACTGCTTTGTAAGATGATGAGTAATTAAACATACCCTGTAAGAAATTTTGTGTGCTTTTTATTTTACCATTTTCAACAAGATTATGGTCATGTAACAAAATATCAGTATCATTGAGGGGGACAACTACTTTATTATAAATATCCATTGGTATTTGTATAGATTTTTCACTCCATGAATTAAATGTAGCTAGCAACATATTATACATATTATCTGTTATAAAATTTTTCAAAGCATAAACCATGCTTATAAAAGAACCCATTGTTTCAGCTGCTGACCATTTTGTACAATCACCATTCACAAAACACATTTTATGATCCCCCTCAAAAGGATAATTCATGTATGCTCTATCAATCATTTTTTGCATCTCAATCGTTTTCTTATCGCCAGGAACAGATATGGCTTCATTTGGTGAATTTTCTGACATTTTTTTAAAAAAATTCTCTGTACATCTAGCTAATGCTTTTGCACCCATATTTATCACATAAAATTCTCTTTTTGAACCATATTGAGATTTAATACATATATCTGCTATTACTTCACCATTGTCATTCTTTATAAAATCATTTGCAACTAAAACTGTCTTTTCCAAATTTGGCTTATTCTCCACTATATCCAATATAGTTTCAAAAACTCTTTGCCTAATTTTCCTCTCACCATAATAATTACTCTTTGTTTTTAGGTAATGTTGTTTATGACTATCCATCTCTTTTAACTCATTTGTTGGTACTCTATCAATAGAACCATATTTATATTTTATCATTTTTTGAAAATATTTCTCAGCTTGTCTCTTAGTTTGTTTTTCATCTTCCTGAACAATTTCTCTATCTAAATCACTTATTACTGCCTTTGTGCTTATTAATTCAGATATATGCTCATCATTTATTTCATGGGTATATTTTACAAAATCAGGTTTTTCTTTGTTTATTGTTTCTAAAACTGATCTGTGAATTATTGCAGAAGAGAATCCGATCTGTGTATCGTATGTTAAATATTTTTTTATGTCATCAATATTTTTCATAGATCCTGTTTTAAACATTTCATCTAATCTATTGTACTTGTCTTGGAAAGATAATATTGTTTTTATTGCTTTTACATTTTCATAGAAAACGTTAGATGGTTCCTTTATTGTATGTACATAAATAAATGCTTCATCCATGACTTCTTGTATATCATTTAAAATATAATTGCCCCATAAAGAAGGTATTGAGACATAACCACCCAATGATTGTTTAGATCTTTGACCCATGTAATATTCAGGCTTTGAAAATCTGAAACCTTCTAATGTGGACTCATGGATGTATGGTAATCTATCAAACAATCTATCTACTATCCATGTTTCCAATGAGCATCTATAAGGTGGACCAAATTTATCAATAAGTAATTTGTCAATATTCGTGTACAAAGAAAATGCTGACATATAAGCATATCTATTATCCATTAATAATTCTGATATTTTTTGATTAGAACATAATGATATAATTGTTCTTACAGAGAAAATATTATAATACTTACCCATTTGCATAAAAGAATCTCTGCTAGATAAACTCATAATACTATTCATGGTACTCGATAAAACACTATAATAAGAATCCCTCATGAATGTTAATTTAAAGGTTGGTAATCTTCTCCAATTTGACACAATCAAATAGTGACTTTCATCTATTTTGAATTTTTTAATTTTCCCAAAAAATGGTGTGTAATAATCTGGGTTTTTTGTCAAGACGATAAACATAAATGGTTTACCACTTTCTGACATTTTTATGTTGTAACAACCAGCAACTATACATATCATGTTTGGAATACCACAATTAAAAAAAGAAAAAGAATATGGTTTTAAATTTAGCAAAGAATGATGAAGCAATTGTTGGCATATGTAGTGACTAGATTTTAAGTAATGATAACATTTTGTGTTTTTTAAAAAATTATAAGTTCCCATATATTGATTAACCATTTCTTTTTTCATTTCTAGGAAAGTATAAGAATCATCAGAATAAACACCATCATAAAAATCATTATCTTGGTAAATACAATCTTCATAAGTTGACAGTGTATCAATCATATTTTGGGTGAATTTTGATGAGTCCATGCTTATGGTATCCTTCACATCCCATGTATCTGTATCTGGTTTATGTTTAAAAGCACCTATCCCCGTTTTGGACCATATTGAATGGAAGTTGTTTGTTACTTTTGATTTTTTTATATAAATGGCTTTTTGTTTTATTGGATAACTAATTTCATCAATATCATTAATATAATTATTTTCAACAAGAAAATCTCTATATGACTTATTTTGTGCCATATTATTATAGTCATTTTTTGATATAATATCATTAACAATATCTTTAATACTACTTGCATTCATGCTCAATGTTGTTCTTGTTTTTTTACTATAATTCTTAAGATCATACTTTTCTTTTTTGTTTCTACTTTTACTAACCTCTATGCATGCTTTCTCATGACTATATAGTTCCCTTGTATTTTTACCAAATTCATCAGTGTAAAATCCTTTGCTAAATATTTCCTTGTTAACAGTTGAATTTTTGCCTTTAAATGTACTTGTGTAGATGTCTGAAATTTCTAATACAAATTCACACCAGGATTTATTATCAACATTTTTCCTCAAATTTTCTTTGGTTTGACAGATATAATCCATAAACTGATATAAATACTTTTGTTCAGAGTTATCACCTTTGAATTTTTGGAAAAAATCAAAGTTTTCGACTTCTGGACATAAAAAATGATGAGTTGGTTTTGGTGATCTTTGTTTTCTATTATTCTTATTGTCATTCTCTATAAATTCCCTTGCAACCTTGAACTGATTTGACGTTAACTCATTATCTTTATATTTGTTATATAGGAAAGATTTATTATCTTCCAATATATCTTTAATACCATCATAAAACCCATCATAATCGAATTTTTCAACTGTGTTCCTTGTGATATTTATTTGATTAAATTTATCGTTAAAATCATTAAACACACTTGTGTCTATATCTAAATCATCATATCTACCAATATCATCAAAGTTACCTATGATGCCAAATTCTTTTTCTTTCCGCTCTCTGAAAAATCTTTTATTAATTCTCCTAGATATCCACTCAATTTTGTCTTCAATTATATATATTATGTTATTTAAGTATTTAAAATCAAATTCTCTTCTCATGTAGTTGTTTAGTTTATTTACTTCTCTCTCAAGATTATCAAGTGTAGATCTAACATTTATGTGTATAAAAACTGAATCAATATTGTAGTTTATTTTTAGGTATCTCAAAACAGGAACATATTTTTCTGCTTTGTTTTTTTCTGTTGATACAAGATCAAATGATAAGGAAACATCAATAAAAATATTCTCATCTTTGTGTTTTAAATAAATATCCGGTGTTCTTAATAATCTTTTATCATCATCATCTAGATTAAACACATCCTTAAAACTTTTTTCTTCTTCCCATTCATGACCTAAACAATCTAAACATAAATAGTGAAGAAAATTATGTCTTGTTTTCAACAAGTTTTTATAATAATCAAAGAGAGAATTATCATCATCAGGATCAACATTTTCGTGTGAATGAAGCAATTGATATCTCAAATCCCCTTTATGGCTCGAGAAATTAAGCATCCTTAGTTTATATTTTAAATATTTAAATGAAAAATTAATCACTAAACCGTAGTTTCAAAACTATTGGTAAGATAATTGGTGGATTTGCAGAGATCGGTTACGGTATA